AGAAGGCAGCTCGGCCCATCGACATGTTCGGGATGCGGTACATAGCGCGAGCCATCGAACGAATCAGGTTCAGCGGACCGCCAGTAGCCTGGCTGTTGGTCTGCGCGAACAGATCAGTCGTGTTGATGTTGGCAATACGCACAACGTAACGCCAATCCTTCACGACCAGGCCGTTCTTCCACTGGTAGCGGGTGGCATACGCCTGGAGGCGGGTGCCATCGCTGTTGTAAACGGTCTGCTCGCCCAGGTCCTCATGGATCAGACCAGCCTTGCTGCCCTTGGGGAACGGGCAGTAAACGGTCTGGTCGCCCCACACAACCAGATACACCGAGGTGTTGGCCGTAGAAGAGTAGGAACCAGAGGTGAGGCTGTTGATGACGTTTGCGCCGTTACCAGCAGAGGTGGACGAGTACCGAGTAGCAAGTCCGAGGAACTGCTTTGGGTCGGTAGCCGGGTTGCCGTAGAACAGCGTCGTGGCCTGCGTCTGGTTCATGGCCTCAAGGAACGCCGTGTCTTCGGAAAGACGGAACTGGGCCGTGTTGCCGTTGAGCATGGCGAGGTCCTTATCGACTTCGCTGCGGGCCTCAAGGATGCCGCAAGCTTCATCGACCTGCGCGGTCGTGGACTTGCTGTTCGGGATGCCCTGGTTGAGCGCACGCCAGTACACGGTCGGAAGACCAGTACGGATAACGACGCGGTCGCCCGTGGGCAGGTTGCCTTCCTTGAACACGCAATCCTCAAGAATTTCGTTGCTCTGGGAAAGGAGTTCGGCGATGACCGGAACGCGGCCATCCGGATCGGTGCGCTTCGCCCAATCGGCGAGAGTCAGATTAGTAGCGGTGATTGCTGCCATTGTGGTAGCTCCTTATGTGTGTGAATTACGAGTGATTGGAATAGAGGGCGGCCGCTGCGCCGGCAAAGTCCATTGGTCCATTCGACTTTCCGTTCGATGAACCCGTGGATGGCCCGACGTAGCGATCCTCACTGATTGCCTTCCCTGCCCTGAACATGAACCGGATTACTTCCGGGTGATTGCCCAGGCCAGAGTCGTTGAGCAGCGAGCGCAGTTCGGCGGTGCCAAACGTGTCGAGTGCCTTTTTCGCAACCGAAAGGTTCTCGGTGATCTTGTCACCACCGAACTCCTTGTCGGCCTTTGAAGATTCCGCCCACTGGGAGCGGACTGCATCGACCTGTGCTGCCTGCCGCTGACCGAGCTTGTCGGACATCGCGGTAAGCATTTTCTGCGCGGCATCTTGGGTCAGGTTCAATTCCTTGGCAACCTCCGAAAACGCTTCTACGGTTTCGGCGTCGAGCTGCTTGCCTTCAGGGGCCTTGAACTCGTACTTCTCCGGCGCGCCTTCCGGCTTCGCCTGCTCGGTTGCCTCGGGCTTGCCAGTATCGGCCGACTCCGCGGCTTGCTGGTCCTGGGCCTTCGGTGCTTGCTGCTGTCCCCCGTAAAGTGCCTCGGCCGTCGCCGTTGCGCTCTTCGGGGCTTCAGATGCCGGCGAGCCTTCAGTGGTCGTTGGGGCTTCCGTCATCGTTGGTTCGTTCATTGGTTTGCTCCTTCATCATGGTTGGGTACAACTCTGGGCAGAGAGCGTGAACCTGTGAGAGAGTGCGGAGTCCGTAGTTCCTGTTGCCCTCGGCGAAGGCCATTGCCATCGCGTTGGTGTTGAAAGACGAACGAAACACTCCTGCCTGATCCAGTAGCCGCCATACGACTCGGCGACCTCGCTTGCTGCTCATCAACCATCGAATGTCCGACTCCTCGCTTTCGCGTTCCAGTTTGTCGCGCATGGCACGGTTGGCCTGATTGCGCTCCTGGCCGCGAATGTCGAGCGGGTCGTGTGTACTCATCGGGGAAATCTATCGACTCGTCAAACGCCTATGGGTCCCATTAAGCAAGGCGCGTCAGCTTGTAGAGCGTCGAAGAAATCAGCGTGCAGATCGTGTCGATCTCGTTCTGAATGTGGCTCTCCGTACCCATGACCATGCGGTCGGCCTCAAGATATTCGTAGACCTTCTGCACTTCGGCCAGCGGGGTCGGGGCCATCTCAAACGCGCCAGGGCCAAACTTGAGCTTCTCGCCAGTGCAGCCCATCCACGCCTCAGCAAGACCGTCAACGGCATCGCGCAGCGGCCCGTACACGCTCAGGGCGTTGTGGGCGGCGTAACTGCCCGGACCTTCCACCATCAGGTGGTGCATGTGGATGGCGTTCGCGCAGTGCATGAGGCGCGAGATAAAGGCCGACGCGCCAGCGGCGTCACCCTTGGATTCGGGACCGTAAAGAAGCGTGGATGCCTTTGCCATGTGTCAGACCTCTACTGCGGAAGGGGAGTTGTAACCGGAGAACATGTTCATTACGTCCGTCAGGGCATTCTGCTGGCCTCCGGTCGGGGCCTGCGCCATGTTCTTGACGGTCTGCGAATTCTGCTGCATGGCCTGCGCCTGGGCCTGCGCAGCCTGCGCTTTGGCCCGAGCATCGCGCACCATTGCCACGTTCTTGTCGGCGATGATGAGGCTGGGGTCCACGCCAAGCATGTCGCTGTAAATGTCGGCCCACTGGTCGGCATCGAACTTGTCCAGGACATCCGGCTTGAACGCCGCCACCGCGCCGAGGTTGCCCACGAAGCGGTCCACGCTGTTAGTGCCGATGGCACGCTGCGCCTGAGCAAGCATCGACACAAATTCCACCGACAGGTCCATGCCCTGCAATTCATCGGGGGCGGGCGGGATCAGGCCAGCGGTAATCATGTGCGAGAACGTGCTGTCGATGAGCGGGTCCAACAGCTCGTTGTGCAGACGCTCAAGGACAGGGCCAAGCATCAGCAACTTTTCCTCATGCCGTTCGGCCACCTCGGTCGCGGTCATGCGCGTGTCCGTGGCGTTGGCAAGCATGAGGAACAGGTCCGCGTAGAACGCACCACGCACGCGCTCGCGGCAATCCTGAATGTCGTACAGAAGATGCTGGAGGTTCAGGTTGACATCGAACGCCGTGCGGATGGGCTGCGAGGTGCCGTCCACGAAAGTGACGCCACCAGGAAGCATCTCCACATCGCGGTTCTTCATTGAGATCGGGACCTGAAGCGGCGGCTTGGTTTGGTAGTCGATGACCTGCGCCTTGCGGAGCTGCTCATGCTGCAGCTGCTTGATGTCGCCGAGCGCCTCCATGCCAGGGCTGTTGCCGTAGATGTCGCCGCCGGCGGTCGCCCACCGGGGAACAAGGCACGGGAAGTGCTGGAAACCGCCGACGCGCAGGAACTTGTCATGCTCGCCGCCAACCTCAAAGTACCACGAACCAAACGGCATGTTCTTGCCGTCGCGCTTCTTGATGTCGCGGTCGGCACGCGGCTCGATGGCGTGGATGATGGGAATCCACTTGTCCAGGTTGCCGCGGTCGTACATGCTCTTGACCGTGTTGGAGCAGTTGTCGTAACCGAACTCCTTCACGATCTCGCCGACGGTCTTCTCAAACTCCCGGTATAGCGTGCAGACACGGCCCTGGTAATCAGTGGCGATGCAGTATTCGCCAGTGGTCACGGGGTAATGATGCACCACGTTCTTGAAGTCCGGGAGGATGATGCTTGCCGCCGTGCCGAAGCAACCCAGTTCCTCGTACATCTGGTGCAAAGCGCGGTAGGTGTTCGACCGCTGGAACACCGTCTGCATGCGCTTGGTCACATCGTCGAGCCACATCTTGACGGGCTGGTACGAGTTCAGCTGCGGGTCGGCCGTGGCAAGTCGAAACCACGGGCGAGCGGGCGAGGTCGCCCCGGCCATCATGCCGGCCCCGAGCGTCCGCAACGCCCGCGTGCCCGTGTTGTCGTAGATGTTGTTGTGGCGCCGCCATCCCTTGTCGCGGTCCTGCCGGAAGTAACGGCCGTTTCGCGGGAGGATGTAGGTGGTCAGTTCCTGATAGTGCGCCCACCAGGTGGCGCGTTCGGTCTTGAGCTGACCCCAGCGGGTGAACAACTGATCCCGCTTGGGTGCGCCCGGATACGAACCTCCGTCACCTGTGTATTGGCTCATAAATTACTGCCCAAGAAGGGTTGACTTGCCAAGCGAAAGCGTGTTCGGGTTGACGCCGCCCGTTCCGGTCAGCATGGTGTTCGGTGCGGGCGTTCCAGCGTTAGCCATGAGCGAGGCGGTATCGGCTTCCTTGCGGTTGGCTGCTGCCTGAGCCTGCTGGCTCATGCGCTGCTCGCTTGCTGCACGGCCAAGTGCCTGAGCTTGCTGCTTCTTCTGCTGTTCACGCGCCTTGCTCTGCGCGTCGCTTGCGCTGACTGCGCTGTAAGCGGTTGCGCCTGCGCCGGCGGCGGCGGCTGCTGCCATTGCGTACATTGCAAGGACCGATGCTTCGATTCCCATTTCAAATCTCCTTCGTGACAACGATGTCGGCGGGCGTGTAGCCGCGCCGGGTGAATGCGTTTGCAAGATCGGTGCCAGCGCGAGTGTGCCACAGAACGCGGGTTGCCCCGCGCTTGGCGGCTTCCTTCTCGGCGGCAATAATGAGTCGGCCAGCGGTAATGCCGCGATGATCCGGGCGCACAAACAGGGCATCGTTCGATGCGACCTTGATGGCAGGGTTATGCATGTGATTCGTCACGGTCATCGTGCAGTACCCAATTATCTCGTCGCCATCGAATGCCGCAAGAACGAACATCAAGCCAAGGTCAACAACGGCCTGGTAGGTTTCCACCGATGGCTTAAACTCAAAGCCAAATCCGGTTTCATCCCAATTCTGGCGCATGAGTTCGGTGATTGCGGGCATGACATCCGCAGGTTCAACGAGCGCAATGCGACTCATTGACGCAACCGTACCCCTCGGCTTGCCGCCTATGGGTCCCTCAAGTGTTCGCATACGGGTCGTATTCCTTGGTCGTGTTCTTCTTCACGCGGTCGTAGATGTCGCGTGGCAGCTTCTTACGAACAGGGAATGCAAACGTGAGCGCAAGCGCGTCAGCGATGTCGGGCGAGCCACCGCCCTGAAGTCGCTTCTTGATCTCGTCCTTGGCCTCAAGCATCCGCTTGCCAGCCGCGTCGTACCAGTAGATCGGCGTGGACAACTCTTGCTTGAGGTCAACGTGGTTCGGAATCGCGCCGCCCTGCTCAATCCATTCCTTGATCGACCACCACATTTCCGTGCGGCGGTTGACAAACAGGTTGGATTGAATTGCCTTGCCGCCGAACGGCACCTCCACGATGTCGTAGTCAAGCTGCCGGAGTCGGTCGATGACGCCCGCGCCCGCACCGCTGTCGATGAACACGGCGTCCGGGTCCCAGGTCTCAATGATGTTCGCCACCCTTGAGGCCAGTTCCATGTTGTCGATGCCACGGTAGACCGTGGGGTCAAACGCCTGAATGCCCTGCCGCTTGATGATGACACTGCGGTCATCGCCGAACCGGGCAGGGTCCACGCCCAAGATCTTGGGCGCACCGTCTATATCCTTGTCGGTATACACGCGCTGCGCTGCGGACTCGGCATCGGCTAGGGAAATCAACTGGTCATCGCCTGCTGCGCTGAAATCGCACAGGTACTCACGCGCAAACGCCTGCTCAGGCATGTCGCGCTTCAGGCGTTCGACCTCGTCCTTGTCCAGCGCGTCCGTATCGTTAACGGTATAGCGAGCGGCCATCCAATCGGGCAGACTGCCCGCCCGGTAGAACAGTTCGCTGAACAGGTTGATGCCAGCGGGGGTGCCGATGAACATGGCCCAGCCCTTGCGGTCGGACAGGGCGGGCTGGATGATGTCGT